TCGTGGGAAAACATCGTTGCATGCAGTCGACCGATTCCGGAAGAAAAGCTGCATGGAATGCCCTGCGTTGCCGGGATTGACCTGATGGAAACAACGGATTTTCTGGGTGCTGGGTTGCTATACCGCATAGATGGGATTGATTATTGGATTTGTCACACGTGGGTATGCGCAAAGTCGAAAGATCTGCCAAGAATCAAGGCGCCGCTGCAAAAGTGGGCAAGCCAAGGAAAGCTGACATTTGTAAATGATGTTGCGATTTCCCCGGATGTCCCCGTTTTGTGGCTGAAAAATGAAGCCGCAAAGCGTGGCAGCACCATCCTGATGTGGGGTGCTGATAAATATCGATACGGCGTGATTAAAAAATCATTGCAGGAATTGGCGTGCGTGGATGAAACGTGCAAAAATCTGTTGCTGGTTCGCCCATCCAATGAAATGGTGCGCGTTCCAATTCTGACGGATAAATTTGTGCGTCATTCCATCTGTTGGGGAGAAGAAAATGAACCCATGCATTGGATGACGAACAATTCAAAAACAATTGTTTCCGGTTCCGGAAACATCACATATGGAAAAATCGAACCAAAATCCAGAAAAACAGACACGTTCAAAGCGTTTGTGGCTGCTGAATGTGCCAGTGATTGCCTGGACGCGCCTACGATTTCCATTGAAGCTGACACGTTTGAACCGATGATTTTTTGACGCTGAAAGGGGGTGATTTGCATTATACTGGCTGATTTTTTCCACAAATTTTTTCTGAGAAAAAAAGAAAACGAGGATGGAACGATTGAATACGAGGAAGTAGAAGCATCTGCATCCCGACAAGTTGAAATTGCAGAATATAGCATTTTTACCGTTGTTTCGTTCCTGTCTAATTTGATGCAGAAAGTGGGATGGCAGACATACGAAAACGGCGAAGAGATAAAATCGGCGGAACACTATTTGCTGAACGTCCGACCAAATCCGAACCAATCGGCTAGTGATTTTTGGTATGAATTATTTGCCAGAATGCTATTGCACGGAAAGGCAATTGTTTTCAGAAAAAAATGGAATGGTTCCTATTGGAACTATATTGACGATGGGTGCAGCACATACGATGAGGGAAACGGAATTGAACCGTACCGCTATGAAAATATAGGGCGTGGGAATTTCAGAATTCCGACACCGTTGGCGGCTGATGATGTATTTGTTTTTCGGTATGGGAATCCACGCGCGAAAGCACTGGTTTCCGGGCTGTGCGCGATGTACGGCGAAATGATGAAAAACGCTGCCAGCAGCTATGAAAATGCATCAGGGCAAAAAGGGATTTTGAAAATTTCCGCCTATCAAACCGGCGACCAAAAACAGGTGGATGCAGAACGCGCCATGCTGAACAAACGGTTTGCAGCGTTTTTCAAGGCGAAGGATGCGGTAATGCCGTTGAAAGAACCGTATACCTACACACAGCTAAACGCACCATCTTCTGCCGACCAATCCAGCGACATTGCCAAAAACATGCGTGCAGAAGCCCTGAGCGCCGCTGCGATTGCGTTTGGCGTGTCCCCTTCCCTGGTGTCCGGAACGTTGGAAGGCACCAGTGACGCGCTAGATCTGACGCTAACAGTGGCGGTTGATTCGCTGAAAAAAATTGTTGAAACTGAAATAAATGGAAAATTGTACAAACCGGAAAACATCCTGAATGGAAACTATATCCGTGGCGATTCGACCAAAATTCGTCACATCGACATTTTCCACAGTGCGGAAAGCATTGATAAACTGATTTCATCCGGATATTTCACAATCAACGAAACACGGATGCAATCCGGAAAACAAAAATCAAACGATCCAATTGCGGACGAACGATTGATTACAAAAAATTATGACACAGGGGGGAATTTAATAAACAATGAAAACGAAAATGCTAAAAATTGAAATGGCTGCGGATCCAGCAAATCCAAAGATTGCTGATATCAACATTTATGATTATGTTGGTTCGCCATTTTGTGATGAAGAGGACGGTTCCAACATTTCAACAGCATCCAAATTTCAGGCAGAATTGAAGAAACTGGGCGATGTTTCGGAAATTCGCCTGCATGTAAATTCGCAGGGCGGATTGTGCAGCGAGGGCATTTCTATTTATTCGCAGCTGCTGAACCATGCGGCGAAAAAAACTGCATACATTGAGGGGTTTGCGTGTTCCATTGCTGGCGTGATTGTCTGCGCATGCGATAACGTGATTATGTCGCCTGCATCGCAGTTCCAAATGCACCCAGCACGTGGAATCAGCTATGGAAATGCAGATAATTTCCGACAGTACGCTGCCGAATTGGACAGCATTACAGACGGCGTAAAATCTGCTTATTTGGGGAAATCCGGCGGCAAGCTGACCGCTGAAAAGCTGGATGAACTGATGCAGGGCGTTGACGGTGACGGAACGTTTTTGACCGCACAGCAGGCAATGGATTACGGTTTGTGTGACCAGATTTCCGGAAAATCCGCAGATCCGCAGAAGCCGGAAGAACCTGAACCGGATCCGGACGCCGGTAGTCAGAACAATGCC